GAGGCTCACTGGGTTCGCCTCGGCTCAGGTTCCCCCCGGAGAAGTGAGGTTGACTGTGGCTGGTCGTAGGGGCCGCAGGCAGGGGGATAGTCCGGCGGACGCGAAGCAGCGGTTCCTTGCCGCCCTCCGGGACGGCTTGACGGTGACGCAGGCGTTGGAGGCGTGCGGGCGGCAACGGACCACGTATGAGCGGTGGCGGGCAACGGACGCGGATTTCGTGGCCGCGGTGGACCGGATCCGGTTGATGTCCCGGTTGGCGACGATGGAGCCGGGGGAGCGGCTGGGGTTCCCGGAGTTCTCGGAGCGGTATCTGGGGGCGCGGGTGTTCCCGCACATGCAGAACGTTGTGGATCTGATCGAGGGCCGTGAGCCGGGTTGGACGCACCCGAGCATGACGTGGGAGCCGGGTGAGCGTGATCTGGTGATGGCAAACATGCCGCCCGAACATGCCAAGACCACGTCCATCACGATCAACTATGTGGTGTACCGGATTGCGATGGACCCGAATGTGCGGGTGATTGTCATCTCGAAGACGGCGGAGATGGCGAAGAAGATGCTGTACGCGATCAAGACGCGGCTGACGCATCCCCGCTACGAGGAGATGATCGCCCGGTATGCGCCGGTGGGCGGGTTTGAGAAGGACGCCGAGGCGTGGAATCAAACCATGATCTACGTCTCCGATAATGCCCGGGATTCGGGGGAGAAGGATCCGACGGTGCAGGCGATCGGTATCCGCGGGCACGTGTACGGCGCCCGCGCTGACTTGATCATCCTCGACGACGCCGTGGACTTGTCGAACGCGCACGAGTATGACAAGCAGATTGACTGGCTGCAGTCTGAGGTGATCTCCCGTATCTCCTCGAATGGCTCGATGCTGGTCGTCGGTACCCGGCTCGCGAGCAAGGATTTGTATTCGGAGTTGCGGGATCCGAAGCGGTACCCGGACGAGACGAGCCCGTGGTCGTATCTGGCGATGCCGGCGGTGCTGGATTTCGCCGATGACCCGAAGGATTGGGTGACGTTGTGGCCGCGGTCGAACCAGCCTGAGGCTGGGGATCGGGATGCGACGGCTGGCGAGGATGGGTTGTTCCCGAAGTGGGATGGGCCACGGTTGAACAAGAAGCGTGCCCGGGTCTCCCCGCGGGCGTGGTCGATGGTGTACATGCAGCGGCAGGTCGCTGACGATTCGGTGTTCGATTCGGATGCGATCAAGGCGTCGATCAATGGCCGGCGGATGACGGGCCTGATCCCGAGTGGTTTGACCGGGGTCCGTGAGGGCGGCATGACTGGGCTGATCACGGTGGCGGGACTGGATCCGGCGACGGCGGGGCATACGGCCGCGGTCGCGGTCGGGTTGGATGTTCGCTCCCAGAAACGCTACGTGCTGGATGTGTTCAATCAAGCGGGCACGTCGCCGGAGCAGATGCGTGAGTTGATCAAGTCGTGGAGTGAGAAGTATTCGCTCGCGGAGTGGCGGATTGAGAAGAACGGCTTCCAAGGGTTTCTCGTCCATGACCGTGAGTTGAATGAGTTTTGCGCGAACCGGGGCACGGTGATCCGCCCACACTTCACTGGCTCGAATAAGCATGACGCGGATTTCGGTGTCGCGAGTTTGGCGATGCTGTGGAACGGCTGGCAGGACGGGAATGAGTTGATCGAGTTGCCGTCGACCCAGTTCTCGGAGGCGGCGAAGTCTCTGGTGGAGCAACTGGTGACGTGGGCACCGGAACTGCCGAAAAACACAAAGACGGACATTGTGATGGCGTTGTGGTTCGCGGAGTTGGCGTGCCGGGACCGGGTCGCCTTGTCGGGGTCGTACACGCGGTCCCACGCATCGAACCCGTTCGCTACCCCGTATGACTTGGGGCAGCGGACGACGGTGAACCTCCTTGATGCGGAGGCTCGCCGCATGTTCACGCCTATCGGCGCGTGACTGAGACATTGAGGAGCACAGGTTGTCGGAGATGATGCCGATTGAGGCGAACGACACGCCTCGCCTGCGCGAGATCAAGGGCCACTATGACCGGTTGAAGGCCCGGTATGGGGACCGGGATCAGCGGATGCAGAACGTTCTCGCCGTCCGGCAGGGGCGTATGCGGGACGTGTTCCCGGCTTTGTTCCCGGAGGGGCCATTCGATCGCGGCATCGTCGCGAACATGGTGGATGTCGCGGCACGGGACCTCGCGGAGGTGCTGGCACCGCTGCCCGCGTTCAACTGCTCCTCGAACACGATGACGTCGGATCGGGCGAAGACGTTCGCGGAGAAGCGGACGAAGATCGTCAACGGCTACCTCGCCCACTCGAAGGTGCAGCAGCAGATGTACACGGCCGCGGACCGGTACTTTACGTACGGGTTTGTGCCAGCGATGGTGGAGATCGACTTCGACACCCGTCAGCCGCGGATCACGTTCATGGATTCGATTGGCGCGTACCCGGTGAAGAACCGCTGGGGTGACGTGACGGCATGCTTCTTCTCATTCTTCAAGACCCGCGACGAGTTGATCGCCATGTACCCGCAGGCGCAGTCGTGGTTCCCGTACAAGAACGCGTCCGGTAGCGAGTTGATTGAGGTGGTCCGCTACCACGATAAGGACGTGGACATGTTGTTCCTGCCGCGCGGGAACGGGCAGCGTGGCACGCTCGTGCTGGAGTCGGCACGGAACCTGATCGGCAAGTGTCTCGTGACGTGGGTGCAGCGTCCCGGTGTGGACGATGACGCGCACGGCCAGTTCGATGACGTCCTCGCCGTGCAGGTCGCCAAGGCACGCTTCGCCCTGCTGTCCCTTGAGGCGGCGACGAAGGCAGTGCAGGCACCGATCGTGCTGCCGCCAGACGCGCAAGAGTTGGCACTCGGCCCGGATGCGATCCTGCGGACCGCAAACGGGGAGAAGGTTCGCCGGATTCCACTGGACATTCCACCGGGGTCATTCCAGACGCAGGGCTTGTTGGATCAGGAACTCCGTCAGGGTTCCCGCTACCCGGAGGCCCGCAACGGGCAGGTTGACGGGTCCATCGTCACCGGTCGCGGCGTGCAGGCACTCATGTCCGGGTTCGATACGCAGATCCGCACCGGGCAAGCCATGTTCGCGGAAGCGTTCACGGAGATTGTTCGCCTGTGCTTCGAGGTGGATGAGGCGCTGTTCGGGGATGAGGACAAGACGCTGCGCGGCAACATGGCCGGCACCCCGTACGAGATCCGCTACCGGCCTTCCCGTGACATCAACGGTGACCGCACCGTCGACGTCCAGTACGGCCTGATGGCTGGGTTGGACCCGAACCGGGCACTCGTGTTCGGTTTGCAGGCTCGCGGTGACCGTTTGATCTCTCGCGAGTTTCTGCGTGGGCAGATGCCATTCGCTCTGGATGGTGTGGAGGAGGAGCAGCGCGTCGACATTGAGGAGATGCGTGACGCGCTCAAGCAGGCTGTCGCTGGTTACGCGCAAGCAATCCCGGTTCTTGCCCAGAATGGGCAGGATCCCGGTGAGGTGTTGACGCGGTTGGCGGCGATCATCGAGGGCCGGCAGAAGGGCCGCGCTATCGAGGAAGTGATTTCCGAGGCGTTTGCCCCGGAGCCAGTTCCTGCGGTGCCGGGAGTTGAGGCTGCGGGTGCGGAGACCGCCCCCATTCTCGGTTCCCCCGAAGGCGCTCCTCCCGGTGCCGCAGGACCCGAAGGGAACCTTGAGGGCTTGTCGGATGCGACGGGTCTGCTGCGTGGTGTCGCCTCTGGTCAGGCTGGCATGGCTCCCGGTGGCCGCCCTGATTTGCAGATGCTGATGGCGTCGCTTGGCGCGAATGGTCAACCGAATCTCACGGCAGGTGTTAGCCGCCGTCTCCCCGTCTAACATCCCACGGAAGGAAGCATCAGCGATGGCAAAGAAGAAGCCGAAGGTTCCCTTGAGCGGACCTAAAGAGGGTCGCACGGTTGCTCTTGCAAACGCTGCTCGCGGCGCTAGGAAGCAGTACGCGGAGCGCGTGCAGCAGGACACGAAGCGCCCGCGTGGTGAGCAGATGAAGCAGAGCACCCGCGTGGCAGTTCCGAAGAAGTCTCGCTCATCTGGTGCAGCGATCTCGCGTGGTCGGAGCAAGTAGATGTGCGTGACGTGTGGCTGCTGGATGGATCCGAACGCTAAGGCGTGTGGCGTGGAGGACTCCACGAAGATGCCGAAGGTTCGTACCGAGCGTTCAGCACTTGACGCTACCCCGTCCAAGCGCCCGAAGTAATGCCCGCAAAGAAGACCCCGTGGCAGAAGCCAAACCCGAAGAAGTCGTCAACCCCGCTCACGCCTGAGCAGAAGGCGAAAGCGAAGGCTGCCGCGAAGAAGGCTGGCCGCAAGTACCCGAACCTTGTGGACAACATGAACGCAGGGAAGAAGCGTGGCAAGTAAGCCGTCCAAGAAGGATGCCCGCCTCGATCGGGCCGGTGTCGCTGGCTACAACAAGCCTAAGCGCACCCCGAACCATCCGACAAAGTCTCATGTTGTTGTCGCGAAAGAGGGCGACAAGGTGAAGACGATCCGGTTCGGGCAGCAGGGCGTCACTGGCGACAAGCAGCCGACGAAGCGTCAGGCGTCGTTCAAGGCCCGCCACGCAAGCAACATCGCGAAGGGGAAGATGTCGGCCGCCTACTGGGCAGACAAGGTGAAGTGGTGAAGAAGAAGACGTTCACGCCGGGTGACGGCAAGAAGCACACCGTCAAGAAGGACGGCAAGCGGATTGTCGTCAAGCACTCAGACGGCAAGAAGATCGACCTCACGAAGAAGGCCGGGGCGAAGACCGTCGCTCAGGGAGTCAAGGCGTCCAAGGCGTATCACGCCAAGGACCGGAAGAAGAAGTAGGAGAAGCGCATGCCGCAGCCGGGTAAGGGCGGACACGGAAAGCCCCACACCGCAGCACCGCTCGACGGCCGCAAGGCCGGCAAGGTTGACGCG